ATGGAGACAGCTTATTGCGTTAAATGTAGAGCAAAGAAAGAAATGAAGGACCCCAAAACCGTAACTACAAAGAATAATCGTAAAGCATTAAAGGGTAAATGCGTTACTTGCGGGACAAATATGATAAAATTTATATAAGAACTACCAATATTCCATTATATAATAGATTTATGTAATGAAATCATTAAGAAACAATAGTTCCTGTATCGGGCTGACCTTCTACCGTAATAGGTTTTCGTAACGAAGGATCACTGGCTTGGAAAAAATGCTTCAAGATAAATTCATTCTTTTTGAAGTCACAAGATGTATTTAAATCGTCAAATAAACTCAAAAAACCTTCTGTATCATCATACAAATCTCCACTTCGCTGTGGAAAGGCATTGATGAAGTGTAAATAGGCAAGGCAATACCAACCGCAAGCATTATTCATAAGACTTTGAATATCTTTCTTGTTAAAAGGTATTTCTTCACCAACAAAATCAATTACCTCCGTAGGAGGTCCAACACCATACGAATCAAAATAACAGGCCATCTTCTTACCGTTGGGGTATTTATCAACTTGAAAACACGTCCAGTGAGTTCCATCATTTCTGTCGCCATCTTCGCCAATCTCATCCTCTAAATTAATAATATAAGAACGATTGTATTTCAGCTTCATATCTTTCAAAGTGGATTTAAAACAGACGGCTTCTAATGGAATACTAAGTTTTCCAGCTAATTCTTTTACTTGAATATCAGTCAGCATCAATATATAATATAGTTATATATTAATAATCATACAATAACCTCATTAGACGATATAGAACTTTCTTCCGTAGTAAGTGTTGATTGGCTACGAAATGCTTTAATATTGTCATTTAAAACAGGAACGGGACACAGTTTATCCAATATTTTTTTCTCTAAAACATTAGAATTCTCACACAGTTTTTGATAAACTCCAAATTTCTCATCTAAAAAGGTTTTTAAATCCACGTTACGATTGCTTTCTCTTAATGAAAGCATTTTGAAAATTTCTATACCTAAAAGGTAGTAATCTTTGCTGGTTATAAGTTCAGTTTCCATATTTTGTTGAATAGAAAGGTATAATTCTACCGAACCAATAATACCACAGAGCAATGACACACAGGCAGTGCTAATAGAAATCAATCCTTGTTCTACATAGTCTTGAAGGGATACACTCAATAACGAATTTGCTCCGGAAAGGACTATAATTGGGATACGGAAATATTTAAGGGTTTGTTTTAATCGTAAATATCGTTTTTTATGCTCTCTATTAAGCAAGACACAGTTTTGTCTTATGTTTTCTAATAAGCATTCAATGTCTTCCATTACTGTATATAGTATCATTACAATTTATATTCCAGCAGCTTCTAATCTTAATAATACATCGGCTAACTGCTCTTTTAATTGCGAAATTTCCAATTTATCAGCAGTTTGTAGTTTATCTATCTCTTGAATAGCGGAATGATGGAGAGCAAAGATTTGGTTTTTATCTATCATATGAAAATCATCAACTTCTTTGCCATAACAGAAAACATTTTGGTAAGAAACATCAAATGTGAATGTGTCATCACTATTTCCGATTATATCTTTTTCAATAATTGTATCATTACTTACATCATTTGCTACAATAAATCTATATTTCACTCCACTTACATCGGTTAAATCAGATGACAGTTTGTAAGTAATATTGCTACTTACATCTCCAATTTCTTCCCAAGATATATTTTCTAATGGGCGATACTCATCAGGAATACACTTTTTTATTTTCGTAATTGACGTTGGTAAGACCTCTTCTACTTCTTGTGCGATGAAACCAACAACATTTCGGCTTCCTTTAGTAGCACTATCAATGTATTGATAGTATCTACAAGGTATATCTCTGACTTGTTGTAGAGCAAGATTATCAGGAACATCAACTATATTTTTTTTGATTCTACGGTCACTATGAAAGATAACATAATTACAACCGATAGCGTTTGATGCGTGAAGACCGATTGCTCGTGGGGCACTTGAATTGGTATAAATATTTGAACCGCCCGACCACGGTGTGTTGTTTATTGTGTTTTCGCTAACAAATCTTGAGTAACTAAAATTACTATCTACAGAACCATTTATTTCTACTGGAAAGTCTGGCGATGTTGTTCCAACACCTAAGCGGTATGGAATTGAAACATTTGTATTGGTTGTTCCTAAAACTACTTGATTTGACGCTGTAATAAGGGCATTGTAGCCTATTGCAGTGCTTCTAATATAAGAGGCACTGTTTCCTGTTCCATATCCAAAAAACGCATTTTGAAGGTTTGAAGTTCCTGCTACAAAACTTGTTACATCAACATCAAAAATTTCATCATCTACGTATTTTTTCGTAGCACCTTGATAATCTGTTGTAGGCGTAGGTAGTATTGGCGAACTCGTAAAAGTTTTCACAGCACCACTGGCTATGGTTTGGGAACTATTTAAGGTAAGATAGTTTGATAAATTGATGCCAGCGAAAATATCATCAGTATATTTTTTCGTCGAAGCCTGATAATCGGTAGTTGGTGTTGGAACAAGCGGAGAACTCGTAAAAGTCTTAATAGCACCACTTGCTATGGTTTGGGAACTATCCAAGGTAAGATAGTTTGAATAATCAATAGCAGCAACAGTATCATCTGTATATTTTTTCGTTGAAGCCTGATAGTCAGTAGTTGGTGTAGGAACAAGCGGAGAACTCGTAAAAGTTTTGACAGCACCGTCTAATATAGTTTGATTCGTGCTAAGATTTAAATAGTTCAGTCCAGCTGTGTAAATTTCTGAATCAACATATAATTTGTTAGCTTGACTAAGAGAATCACCTTCTATAGCAGATTTTAATTCAAAATTTGATTTCGAAAAGTCACTTAAATTCTCCAAGGGGGGATTATAAGCACTCATTGTTGTTATATAGTATTCGGATAGATTAAAATATCTTGGTATTTAGTATATGGCTGGTAAAATGATTAACTGGTATGAAAAGATGCCAAAGTCTTTTCTTGATACACCTGATAACCCCAATTATGCTTTACATAAACTTAAAATTCCACTGAGAATGTGTGTTGTAGCACCATCAGGTAGTGGAAAATCAAATTTTATACTCAATCTTATACATCTATTTAGCAAAGGAAAGGTTGGAACGTTCTCGTCTATATTTTTAATCGTGCGAAATTCCGATGAACCATTATACAACTATCTTACTTCTAAATGTCCTTCAATAGTTATCAAAGAAGGGTTGGAAAATACTCCACAATTAGATAAGTTTGATAAAACCGAATCCCATTTAGTTATATTTGATGATTTAGTCCTTTCAAAAAATTTAGATGTTATAAGTTCATATATAATTCGTTGTAGGAAACTTTCTGTTTCTGCAATTATGATTTCGCAGTCATATTATAAAATTCCTCCAATTATTCGCAGCAATTGTTCGTATATGGTTATTTTGAAACTTGGCGGGAACCGCGAAATTAATATGATTCTATCAACCTTTGGATTGGGTGTTACAAAAGAGCAACTTCTGGGTATGTATCAGTATGCTACTAACGAAAAGTTTAGTCCATTATTAATTGACCTTGAAGAAAGTCCGGAAAATAGATTCCGTAAAGGGTTTTTAGAAATACTTGACCCAAAAGAATATACTTAAACCGAAAATTAAAACCTATGTTAATGATATAGACATAATATGTTTAGCATAGATGATTTTGCTGAAAATACACAAATGCTGAGTTCTATTATTCTTGTAAAAATGGATAAACCACCTCTTTGTAATTTTCACAAGCTTCCTTCAAAAGAAAAGCTGAAATTCAACGTATTATTAAACGAGTATATAAAATTACTCCCCGATGAAGGTTGGAAAGAGCAATTGACTGAAGAATATCAAAAGATACTCACTAAAGAAGTCTTCACACCAGAATTCAAAGCATCTGATTACGAGCCATTGAATATAAACCCCGAAATACAACTTCTTACTGAAAATGAAGAGGAAAACGAAGATAAAGAAATAGATGAAATAGATGTAAGTGTTACTGACGTATCAGAGAATGTTTTTATTCAAAGTTAAGGTATTTATATATGTCTATCTTATATAATCTTATCGTTAAGACTTCTATAAATGTTTATCTTATATCAATATGACTATTAATG